TTACATCAAATGAAATTAAGACTATAGGGGAGCATATAACGTTGTACAAACCTCTTGGTTCTGAACAGCGTAGATTTCATAATTCACTTGCATCGTTCAAATGGCTCTTTGGTGGTAATCAATCCAGCAAGACCTATACCAATATGATGGATTTAGCTTTATTGCTTATGAATTTACATCCTGTCCATTACCAGCCGAAAGGTGTTCACTGGGCTTGTATCGAATCTTGGGAGCAGGTGCGTGATATTTTATGGGAAGAAAACCTTCAGAAATTTATTCCGTCTCATTCTATTTATAACATTGACTATGGACAGCAAAAAGTGCCTAAAAGAATATTTTTCAAGAATGGACATAGATTAGAATTCAAAGCTTTTAATCAAGGCAGGGAATTATTCCAAGGTCGAGCTATTAACTCGATTTATTGTGACGAACAGTGCCATCACGATTTTATGGCTATACTTAATGAGATGCAGGCAAGACTATTGGCAAAGAATGGTTTTTTAAGCTGGGGAATGACACCGATAGAGCCACAGCCTGATTTAGAGGAGAGAATAGAAGATTTGCCAGATACAGATGAGTTTTTCAAAATCAATCTGAATGGCAATCGTAAAAGTCAAGGTGGATACATTGATGATAGACGGATTGACCAGATGATTGCCGAGTGGCCTGTAGAAACACAAGCCACGAGAATTGCAGGAGAGTTTGCATCTTTCTTTGGTTCAGTGTTCAAAACTTATAACAGGGCAATACACACAATAAAACCTTTTAGAATACCGAAGGAATGGAGGCGATATAGAGCGTTTGACTTCGGTTTTACGAATCCTTTTGTGTGTTTATGGCTTGCCAAGAATCCAGATGATGACTGGATTGTCTATCGAGAGTATTATCAGGCACAGACTGGAATACAAGAGCATATCAGAAATGTCAAGATACTTAGCAGAAGTGAGAGATATGTTGATAATATTGCAGACCCTGAAAATGCTGAAGATAGAGCAGAGATGCGAAAAGCTGGAATTAAAACAAGAGCTGCAAAAAAAGACATTGCAAGAGGTATCGAGCTTGTGCAAAGTAAGCTGAAAGTCAAAGAGAATGGCAAGCCAAGTTTGGTGATTTTCAAGACCTGCAGAAATACCTGCAGAGAGATACCAACTTATCATTATCCAAAAGGAAGCAATACTAAAGACCCGAAAGATATACCAGTGCAAAAGAATGACCATACGATTGATGCCCTGCGGTATTGTCTTAATACAGTGGATGGCAAATTTAGAAAAGGTCATGTGCATGCAGCATAAAAATATGGGAGAAAATAAAAATGGCAAAGTGTATAATTGTAAAAGGCGTTTGTGTAGGTGATTTGGCTGCTATGCAAACTGCGGTCACTAATGCGGGTGGGACGTTTATCAAACACAGTTTAACAAACTTGAATTTTGAAGCTGAGTTTGCTACAGATGCAGCTTGTGCAGTTTTTCATGCTGCTGCGATAGTCATTGACCCCTCGTATGCAGATGCTGATGAAGACCCGTTACAGGCTTTGAATGTCAATGCAGGGAGAAGCTAATGTTTGAAAAGCAAGTAAATAAAGCTCGTGGTGAAGGTAGAGGCACAGGTGGCCCTGCTCAAGGTGACGGTGGAGCAAAATATTGTATTTGCTCTGAATGTGGATATAGTCAGGAGCATGAAAAGGGTAAGCCCTGTATTGAAATTAAATGCCCTAAATGTGGAGCGACATTAAAAGGTTCTGATACTAAAAAACGTATAATTTCAAAGCCATATCCAAATTATCATGCTGCGAGAATTAAGTCACCTGGCTTATTTGTACGTGTGCGAGTTTTCAGAACATCTAAAGAAGGAATTATGTTCTATGGTGGCCCTCTAAAGGGTAAACCTGCTGGAGCAACAGAATTGCAGTCAATACGTTTTCCAAAAAGTAAATTTACAACAGCAGAAGCGAAGAGTTGGTTAAAAGAGCACAAACAGAGTTATATCTTGTTTGAGCCTGCTGCAGAATCAAAAAAGAAACTTTGGCCAACAATTTCTGGAGAAACTATGAATGGCTAAAAAGAAAGCTAAAGGTCATGTATATATTCAGACTTCAAAAGGTCTGTTTCCTTATGATATACTTCAAAAGGCTGAGACGAAAACCAGCTCTAAGCAGCTTGAATCAACTCAGAAGTGGATGACAGAGAACGACCTTGTTCCGCCACCTTATAATCCGATGTCGCTGTTGACATTGTATGAGTCAAGCCCAATATTCTTTCGCTGTGTCAATCAGCTTGCAATTGATGTTGCAGGTCTGGGTTGGGATTTTAAGCTGAAAGAGAATAAGAAAGAGAGTGAAGTTGAATTAAACAGACTTAAAGATTTTGTGAAAAATCTCAATCCTGATGATTCTTTCCGCACCATAATAAAAATGCTTTTAGTCGATTGGGGCACAGTTGGATATTTTGGTCTTGAAGTTGCCCGTAATAATAAAAAAGATATTGCCGAGATTTATCATGTCCCTGCTCATACTTTGAAAGTGCATAAGAGTAAGAAAAGATATGCTCAAATCAGAAATAACAAAAAAGTATGGTTCAAGAAATTTGGTGAAACTAAGAATATATCTTCTGTAACTGGCAGGCCGTCTGAAGGTGGTGGTGAGGGCAGAGCTAATGAGCTTATATTTTACAAGAATTATTATCCAAAGTCAGACTATTATGGTGTGTCGAATATTATTGCAGCAGTTGGTGACATAATGGGTCTGATAGGTCTGCGTGACTATAATTTGTCTTTTTTCGAGAATTATGGAATCCCTGCCGCTTTTGTTGTTTTAGAGGGAGAATGGGATGAGGGTTCTTGGAAAAAAGTGAGTGACTTTGTAAATAAAGAAGTTAAAGGAAGTTCAAATGCTCATAGAACATTCGTTGTTGAACAGCCTGATGGTTGCAAAATTACTTGGACTCCTCTCAATGTTGATGTTAAGGAGAGTAGCTTCAAACTATACGAGAAGGCAAGGCAGGACAATATTCTGATTGCATACTCAATGCCTCCCGAAAGAGTTGGTATTAGAATAGTTGGTAAGCTTGGTGGCAATGTTGCGGAGGAAGCGACTAAGATTTATGTATCTGGTGTTGTTGAGCCTTTGCAGCTTGATTTGGAAGAAATAATAAATGAGAAGCTTTTGCAGTCTGAGATATATGAGTTGAAATTTAAGAATATAGATTTGCGTGACTATGATAAATTAGTTGACAGACTTGTAAAAATGGTTGGGCTTGCAATAAAAACACCAAACGAGGCACGTAACGAGCTTGGCTTAGACCCTTACGAGGGTGGTGACAAATTTTACATACCTTCAACTCTTATTGATGCTGGTGAAGCAAGTGACGAAAATAAGCTTGGAAAAGCAGATGAGGATTCAATTAGAAAATTACTTGAGGAAAGATAAAGTTCATAAGGAGAGTAAATAATGAAGAAAAAATTAAAAGTTAAAGATTTATATCCTTCAGAGATGACAGTGTGGCTGGAACAACAAAAGCTTAGATTAAAAGCCTGTGAAATGTCAAAAGCTAAATGGTTAGAATCAATTAAACTTTATCGAGAATTAATATGCCTTGAAAATGCTCAAATTCGTATTATACAGAAAATTATTAAACAAGGCGAAAAGGAGCTTCGAGAATATCTTGAAAAACAAAAGGATTCATAAGTGGAATTTCAAACTCAAAAATGTGACGTATGTGGAGAGCAATTCATTGTTGCCTGTCTGGCACAGTTGCAGGAGAAACTAAAAACTCACAAATGTATTAAGAAAAATAAAAGAGTTGAGCGAACTCTGCAGCTTCAGCGTGACAGAGTTGCTCTCTATGTGCGTGACATTACAGTTAATCGAATAGAGCAGCATAATTTTGATAATCTCGTTAAGCAGGGAATGCTTGTAAATGCCTAAGATTCAAAACATTCTTGATAGCCTTTTAAGAAGAAATGAGCGACTTCTTAGAGTTCCTCTGCAGGTGTGGATGAATTTTGCACAGCAGCAAATCAGACGTGACTTGACAGAGAAGTACCGAAAGTCTGCTGCTTCTAAGCTGACAGATTGGCAGTTAATTCAGAATCAAGGCGTAACTACAATTAAGCCAGCAGTTTTAGAGATAATGAAAGCTGCTGGTCAAACTGCTTATACAGTGTTGGCTGTTCAGGGTGCTTTCGATGTTTTGAATGTTCCGGCAGTTAAAGCAGTTAATAAATTCTGCTCTACACTTGTCACTGAAGTCACAAAGAACACAAAGAAAGGTATCAATGTTTTTATTAAGCAGGGAATTAAAGATGGGAAATCAATGCCCAAAATTGCAAGAGAGTTAAAACCTCTTGTTGGATTGACTTCAAGGCAAACACAGGGAGTCATCAATTATCGAAAGATATTGGAAGCAAAAAGACCTGATTTTACTGTAGCTCAAATTGATAGAGCAGTGACAAGATATACAAATAAAACTCATCGAATGCGAATGGAGAATATTGCCCGCACTGAAACAGCCAGAGCACAAAATATTGGTTACTGTAAGGGACTTGAAGAAGTCGGTGTTGGTGAGGTTGAATTGAGTAATGCTTTTGACGCTTGTGAGATTTGTGAGGAGTTGAATGGGAAGCGATATAAAGTAGGGGAGGGTGCTGACGTAATTCCTGTGCATCCGAGATGTCGATGTGCGATGTTACCTGTAATCGATGATAAAATGAT